AAAGTAATTATCGTCTCTACTCCTCGCGGTATGAACCACTTCTACCGCATGTGGCATGATTCGGAAAGAGGAAAGAATGAATATGTACCTACTGATGTCCACTGGTCTGAAGTTCCCGGTAGAGATGATGCTTGGAAAGAGCAAACTATTGCCAACACTTCCGAACAGCAGTTTAAGGTTGAGTTTGAGTGCGAATTCTTAGGATCTGTTAATACACTCATCAACCCAGCAAAACTCAGAAATCTTGTATATGAGAGTCCACTAAAAAGAAATGCTGGACTTGATATTTACGAAAATCCAAAAGAAGAACATAATTATCTAATCACAGTTGATGTTGCTCGTGGATTAGGTAATGACTATTCTGCATTTATTGTTTTTGACATTACAGAGTTTCCTTATAAAGTAGTAGCAAAATATAGAAATAACGAAATCAAACCAATGTTATTTCCTAGTGTCATCCATGATGTGGCAAAGGGATATAATGAAGCATGGTTATTGATAGAAGTTAATGATATTGGAGATCAGGTAGCAAATATTCTCCATTTTGACTTGGAGTATGAAAACGTTCTCATGTGTGCGATGAGAGGTCGTGCTGGTCAAATTGTAGGATCTGGTTTCAGTGGTAAGAAGTCTCAACTTGGTGTGAGAATGACGGCTGCTGTTAAGAAGTTGGGTTGTTCTAACTTAAAAACTCTTTTAGAAGATGATAAGTTACTGACCGTTGACTATGAGATTATATCAGAACTTACAACATTTGCACAGAAGCACAATTCTTTTGAGGCAGAAGAAGGATGTAATGATGACCTAGCAATGTGTCTTGTTATTTTCTCATGGTTAGTTGCACAGGATTATTTCAAAGAGATGACGGACAATGATGTTCGTAAAAGAATCTATGAGGAACAAAAAAACCAAATAGAACAAGACATGGCACCGTTTGGATTTATTCTAAACGGAATAGATGATGAGGGAGAGTTTGTAGATTCAAATGGAGATAGATGGCACACTGATGAATATGGTGATATGTCTTACATGTGGGATTATAGATAATGGAATTTGACGATCAAATGGAACTGGAACATTTATTGTTCTTTGATCGTAAATGCAGGTCTTGTGGGGAAATAAAAAGTTTAATGGATGATTACTACTTGACTAGAAGAGATAGGGGAACTTTACCATCAGCATACTCTTATGAGTGTAAGCAGTGTACTATAAAAAGAGTGAAATCTAAAAAGAAAAAGGAAGTGGTTTGGGAATATCCTGATTGGTAGATATTCACGCATGGTTTCCCCGCTGAAAATACCCCTTTTCCTAAATATTTTTAGATAAATTTGGATTGCGAGGACAAACAAGATGCCATTAAATTTAGCATCTCCTGGTATTGTAGTAAGGGAAGTAGACCTTACGGTAGGAAGAGTTGATCCAACTTCTGCGAGTATTGGAGCTATTGCGGCACCTTTTGCTCAAGGTCCAGTAGAACTTCCTACTTTAGTTGAAAACGAACAAGACTTACTGAACGTATTCGGTAAACCATATTCTCAGGACAAGCACTACGAGCACTGGTTAACGGCATCGTCGTTCCTGGCATATGGTGGTTCTTTGAGAGTTATTAGAACCGATGACGCAAATATTACCAACGCTTTTGTTGGTACTGCAAGTAGCATAAAGATCAAGAGCGTTGAGCACTATGAGCAACTTGGATATGATGAGAACGCCATTACTAATGTCGTAGTTGCAGCAAGAAACCCAGGTTCTTGGGCAAACGGTCTGAGAGTTGGTATTATTGATGCCAAGGCAGATCAGATTCTCACTTTATCTGCTGCAAACAGCATTGCAGTTGGATATGGTGTTACGCAAGCAATTTCTGCTGTTCTTCCTGGTGCAGGAACAACGACTGTTCTTGATGGACACCTCAAGGGAGTTGTTACTCAAGTTGATGGAACTAATGCTTATGTAAAGGTTCTTTCTCATGTATCTGCTAGTGGAACAGAAACCGAAGTTGATTATCAACCATCTGGTGTTTATGCGTTCTCTGGAAGTGGTTCTGTTGCCATTCACACCAATGGTCAGGCAGCATCCTATGCATCTACTTCGGTAACTGCTCAGGCAGATTGGTTTGATCAACAAAATCTTTCACTGACTTCTACTTCGACGGTCAAGTGGAATACTGTTGTTGATCGCCCAGGAACTTCTGCATACTCTGCAGCAAGAAACTCAAGATTTGATGAGGTTCATGTTGTTGTTATTGATGCTCAAGGAAAGGTTACCGGAAACGCAGGAACAATTCTTGAGAAGCACCTCAGTCTTTCTAAGGCAAAAGATGCAGAATTCTCTGTAGGATCACCATCTTATTGGAGAAAGTATCTTGCAAATAATTCTGAATATCTCTTTGGTGGAAGTGCTCCTGCAGGAATTGTAACTACTGGATATTCTTCTGGTTTCACTCTTGAGACTGATGTAGGTTGGGATCAGGATGCTGAAGGTATTACTTTTGCTGCGACAGGTAACTCAAATAATACTTTAGGAACTGGATACAATTATGATGGAGGAACCGACATTAATTCCTCTGGTGCTTTAACTGCTAGTCTTAGCAGTCTGGTTACTGGATATGGTCTCCTCGAAAACACCGAAAATTATGAAGTAGATTTCCTTCTGATGGGATCTGCAGCATATACTAAAACCGATGCTCAAGCACTTGCCAATAAGGTAATTGCAGTAGCAGAAGCAAGAAAGGATGCACTTGCATTTATTTCTCCATATAGAGCAGCAGCAATCACGGATACTTCGGATGATAGAGCTGCAGCAATTAATTCAGATTCAGATATTACCAACAATGTCCTGAGTTTCTTTGCACCTATCACATCCTCATCTTATGCGGTGTTTGATAGTGGTTATAAGTACATGTATGATAGATTTGCAAACACCTTCCGTTATGTCCCTCTGAACGGAGACATTGCTGGAACTTGTGCAAGAAATGACATCAATCAGTTCCCATGGTTCTCACCAGCAGGAACTGCAAGAGGTACAATCCTTAATGCAGTAAAACTTGCTTATAATCCTTCTAAGACACAAAGAGACAGACTTTACTCTGCAAGAGTAAATCCAGTCATCTTCTCACCTGGTGCTGGAATTGTTCTCTTCGGAGATAAGACTGGACTTACTAAGGCATCGGCATTTGATAGAATTAACGTTCGTCGTTTGTTTGTATACCTTGAGGATGCAATCTCTGCTGCTGCCAAGGATCAACTCTTTGAATTCAACGATGAGATTACAAGAACCAACTTTGTAAATATCGTTGAACCATTCCTCCGTGATGTTCAGGCTAAGAGAGGAATTTCAGATTATGTTGTTATTTGTGATGAAACAAATAACACTGCTGCCGTCATCGACAACAATGAGTTTGTCGCAGACATCTTCATCAAACCTGCAAGGTCGATTAACTTCATCGGTCTTACATTTGTTGCCACCAGAACTGGTGTTGCTTTTGAAGAAGTAATTGGTAACGTTTAATTAAATTAGAGGTTTAACGAACTATGGCAACCCGTCAACAAGTAAACAACATTCCACTCAGAAAAATCACCGATTTCAAGAGTAAGTTAACTGGTGGTGGTGCAAGACCCAATCTCTTTGAAGTTGAGTTAGCATTCCCAGGTGCCGTTGGTGTCGATAATGACACTCTCCAAAAGGCAAGATTCCTTGTCAAGGCAGCGGCACTGCCTGCATCAACAGTTGCTCCAATCGATGTTCCATTCAGAGGTCGTGTTCTCAAAATCGCCGGTGATAGAACATTTGAGACTTGGACAATCACCGTCATCAACGATGTTGATTTCTCCATTCGCTCGGCATTCGAGAAGTGGATGAATAAAATCAATAAGATGAATGATGGCACTGGATTAACTGATCCAGAAGCATACCAGGCAGATGCTTATGTTTATCAACTTGGTCGTGATGGAGGAATTCTGAGATCATATCATTTCTATGATGTGTTCCCAACCAATATTTCTACTATCGACTTGAGTTATGAGACAACTGACACCATTGAAGAGTTCACTGTAGAACTTCAAGTTCAGTGGTGGGAAGCATCAAGAGGAAATTCCCCTAATGCTGGTGGCGAAGACATTAACTAAATAGTAGAATAACACAGTCTAGTCAAGATTATAATGGCAAAACTTTTTGGTTTTTCAATTGAGGATAAAGATAAAAAATCCGCTTCTATAGTGTCCCCCGTTCCTCAGTCAAATGAGGACGGGGTTGATCATTATATTTCTAGTGGATTTTATGGTCAATATGTAGATATTGAAGGTGTATATAGAACCGAATATGATTTAATCAGAAGATATCGTGAGATGGCACTTCATCCAGAGTGTGATGGTGCCATTGAAGATGTTGTCAATGAAGCAATCGTTAGTGATCTTTATGATTCACCAATCGAAATTGAATTATCTAATCTAAATGCAACCGATAAGTTAAAGAAGGCAATCAGAGAAGAGTTTAAGAGAATTAAAGAAATACTTGATTTTGATAGAAAATCACACGAAATTTTTAGAAATTGGTATGTTGATGGAAGACTTTATTACTTAAAAGTAATTGATACCAAAAAACCACAGGAAGGAATTAAAGAACTCAGATATATTGACCCATTAAAAATCAAATATATCAGACAAGAAAAAAAGAAAGAGGGAGAGCAGAGATTAGTAAATCTTAGACTTGCGTCAGAAGAAAAGGTAGTAAATCCAGAGATTGAAGAATACTTCATGTATTCTCCAACTCCAAACTATCCCATAATGGCAGGTGCTCAGAAAAAGAACACCATTAAGATTGCAAAGGATTCTATCACATATGTAACTTCTGGTCTAGTTGATAGAAATAAAGGATCAGTTCTTTCATATCTACACAAAGCAATCAAAGCACTCAATCAACTTAGAATGATTGAGGACTCTCTTGTTATTTACAGATTATCACGAGCACCAGAGCGTCGTATTTTCTATATTGATGTTGGCAATCTTCCTAAGGTAAAGGCAGAACAATATCTTCGTGATGTTATGATGCGTTATCGTAACAAGTTGGTTTATGACGCCAACACCGGAGAAGTTCGTGATGACAAAAAGCATATGAGTATGCTTGAAGATTTCTGGCTTCCAAGAAGAGAGGGTGGTAGAGGAACTGAAATCTCTACACTTCCTGGTGGTCAAAATCTTGGCGAACTTGCCGACATTGAGTATTTCCAAAAGAAACTTTATAGAGCACTTGGAGTTCCAGAATCAAGAATCGCTGCCGATGGTGGTTTCAATCTTGGTCGTTCTTCTGAGATTTTAAGAGACGAACTCAAGTTTGCTAAGTTTGTTGGACGTTTGAGAAAGAGATTTGCTCAAATGTTTAACGACATGTTGAAAACGCAATTGATTCTCAAAAACATCGTGTCCCCAGAAGATTGGGAAATGATCGCTGATCACATTCAATATGATTTCTTGTATGATAATCAGTTTGCAGAATTAAAAGAAACTGAGATGCTCAACGAGCGTCTTGGTATTCTTGCAACCATCGAACCTTATATTGGTAAGTATTATTCTACCGAATGGGTTCGTAGAAAAGTTCTTCGTCAGACCGATGCAGAAATGATTGAGATGGATGAGCAGATTGAACAAGAAATCAAAGATGGTATTATTCCCGATCCAAATTCTGTTGATCCAATCACTGGTGAACCACTTCCACAAGATGGTGAAATGGGAATGATGGGCGATGTTCCTATGGAACCAGATCTAGAAGCACAAGGAAATGTCACACAGGTAAAAGAACCAAAAGGTGGCGAGATATAAATAAAAAATATAGTTATAATCACTTTTCATGGAAGAAATTGTAAATTTGATAGGATCGGATGCTTCCGCTTCGGATGTTAGCGACAAGATCAAAGATGCTCTTTATGCAAAATCTGCACAAAGAATTGATGCTGTTCGTCCAACTGTTGGCGCATCCATGTTTA